TACATAGCCACAGGTAGAAGCTCGTCGATGCTCTTGTCGCGTACCATAGATATGGCGTCGTGCATTAGGAACTCCTTATCGAGGTCATCCTCGGCAGTCTTGTGGGTGTCTATTACAAAGAACACACCACCACCGTTAGCAATGTTGTCGGGATGTACGTCGAGGTAATCCTGAAGGTTTGGCTTGCTTGGTGGAACCGATAGTAAACCATCGCGGAACACGATATGGTCGCGCATAGCGTTAACTGATTGCTCATCAACATAAACCGATGGCTCGTTGGGGCAATAACGAATAGCCCTGACGGTATCCTTTGTTGGGTCGTAGATGGTGATATTGTTCTGATTCATCTTGAACCAGATGCCTCCCCCTGAAGTTATGGAGTAGACTTTTTGTTTGCGACCATCTTTTTGTTTCTCCATCTGACGCTTAGGTCGGTATGATGATGCAGCGGGTGCGGGTACTGCGGTAGGGTTTTCTGGGGCTCCGAGGATAGCTTCCTCTCGGCTGATTGTTGGACGTGCCATATTGAATATAATTGAAAAATTAAAAAAGGGGTGAAGGGGGCCCGAAGACCCCCCTGTCCCTTAAACCTAATGATTAGGCCTTCTTAAGAAGTACGTGGCGGTTAGCACCACGAACACAAAGAGCGATTTCAGATAGGTAGTTGAACTGAACCAAGTCTTTGGTGTCGTTCGATGCTCCCATAAATGAACCAGTCAACCAGTGGTGCATCTCGCGGCTTACACCGTTAGTTGCTTTGTAGTTGATTTCCAATGAAGGATTGCGGTCGCCCGACTTGGGGTCAACTACAGTAGCCATTGGGATAGCAACTCCAGCGAAGTTAGCGTTAGCCAACAACGTGGGGTCGTTCAGAAGCTTCCAATCGTGCTTGTGGAAGGTATACCCACCACGTCCGAATGATTTAAAGCCAAGCTTGATAGCCATATCAGCACTGTTACTGAATGCACCGAATTGCGTAGCAACTCCAGCAGTCAATGAGTTACCTACTCCCTTAGCGACTAAGTCGTCAAGCAATAGGTCCTGAGTGCGGTCAACGTAAAGGGCGTATTCAGAAGAAGCGCCTTGCTTGTCAAGCTCCTTGATGATAAGGTCAAGGTCAGATAGCTCAGTGATGTAACCGTTGGTAACCAAACCACGATTCTCAATGGCGGCGAAGTAACCTTCAGAACCGTCGATTGATACGTTGCCGGTGTTGGTAACCTTCTGGCCCAACAACATCATCATCTCACGCTTGTCGAGGAAACGCTGACGAGTGTCGGCCTCACCTTTCATAAACCAGCGGTAGTCGCCATTGCCTAGGTCAATCCATCCAAGGTTCGTAGCTTGAGAGCCAGTCACTTTGAAGATTTCCTTAACAATCATATATGGGTTGGTACGCTTAACCACGTTAGACTCGAGGTACTCGGTCGGTTGGTCAGTTCCCTGTCCGAACAAGTTACCGATAATCGGAAGCTCGTAAGTACCAGCAACGATTGCGGTAAGGTTAGCGTCCAATAGGTTAGCAACGGTGAAGCTAGTAGTGCCGGTGATGGCAGTAACGATAGCACGCTCCTTGCCGCCCAATAGAACGACGTCATTCAAGCGAACAACAACAGCTTGTCCTCCGAGGGCGATAACCATCGTTTTTCCAGCAGTTGTGTCAGAAGCAAGAACAACCTTTTGGTTTTGGTGGAGGCGAACCTCTTCCCACCACTGAACTTGGTCAGCAGTACCTGCGCTCTTAACGGCTCCTACCATCTGTAGGAATCCTGTGATACCCTGAGCTCCGAAAGCCTTTACAAGGGCGTCGCGGTTGTCGGGTTTGTTGATTTCGTTAAAGTAGTCACCTAGGGCAACGTATTTAGCGGGGTCAAGACGCTTTACAGCGTTAGCTCCAGTGAAAAAAGTTCCAGCGGTAGCTGATGTCATATTTGCCATTTTAAAAGTGTTTTAGGCGTTATGTTTTTAGAATCTAAATCTCATCATTGAGTCAGACTCTCCGATGATTTGGCGAAGCTGCTCCTCTATGTTGCCCCCTGGCTGTACGTTACCTACGTTAGGTGTATTCACCTTCACGTTTGCTGCGGTTTCCACAACCCGTCGTTGTCCATCACTCATACCTTGCTGATAAACGGCCTTGACAATTTCGTCAATGTTATCAACTACGGTTCTGTGCATATTGAACGTCTCGTGGTTCCAGTTGCCATCGCGGTCTACGTACTGGTCAAAGTAGCTCTCTAGATTAGCGTTTTTGGTTTTGAGTGATTCACGATACCGGTCACCTAGTCCGAAAGTAAAGGTCTTGTCTCCGGAGAGTTCAAAATCAATACCGTCAAGCGCATCGGCTTCCTGTCTCATAGTATTCACCCACTGCTCGTCAACAAACGATTCAGCCTTCTGCTCCTTCTCAATGGCCCTTTCGACCGGTTTGAGATAGTTGCTTCGTAGCACATCAATTTGCTTTCTTGCGCTACCTGCGTCGATTTTTAGCTGAAGGGTAGCCATCTTCTGCTCTCTCTCGTCTAAGAATTCACTGTCGGTCTTGTATTTCGCCGATACAAGCATTTCAATGTCATCTCTTGACAAGTCGGGAAAGTCGTTCTGCATCTGGAGCTTCACCACCGACAAATCGTCCATTTCAGACGGGTTGATGGATTGATATAGGAACCAATCCTGTGGGTCGCGGCCAGTTTCTTGAACAAACCTCAGAATAGGCTCAAGCCTTTCATCAATCGTCGCTGGTTGTTCTAAACGTGCGAGGATGCTATCCAAGTCAAGACCTACCTGCTCTTGCAGATAAGAATTGACGAACTGGTTAACCTCCTCGTCCGTGAGTTCGTCGTTGGATGACTGTACGTCCTCCGTGTCCTGCTGGCGGTATACGTACCTGTTGTCGTCGACCTGCTCGGTTACATCTTCTAAGGATGTCTCCTGGGTCTCCGTTACTTCAGGTACGCTGGGCTCAGCGAAAGAACTTTCGTTGCTATTTTCGGTGGCAACGTCACCGTTTTCGTTATCAAACTCGACGATAGTCGGTTCGAACTGTGGGTGGTCCTGTGAAGGCTCTGCGGGTTGGTCAACAATGTTGAGCCCCATATCCTTCACTAAGTCCTCTAGGGATGAGATTCCATCTGCCATAATAAGTTGAATTAAAGTTCCTTACAAAATTATCTCTACTATTTAGCGTAAAAGTTTGCACAATCGAAAACTAATAGATACTTTTGGGTAAATAATTAAATCTAATGAATATGAAAAACACTCTTTTTATCGCCTTAGTAGCCCTGTCCACTTCTGTTTTTGCTCAAGAAGCCCCGTCGTTCCTAAAAGAATTCAACTACACCGTAGAGACTTGCTTAAGCTCTGAAGGTATTGAGTTTGAATACTTTGAGGTGAAAGACGAGCAGTACAAAGAACTCAAGAATGTAATCAACAAACTAAACCGTCGTCGCTTTGTTCGGGTGGATAAGTCTGGGATGCTTATCACTAAGCGTTACGTGGACCAATGGACCGTTATGACCTTCAGCGGGTTTGGGTTCAAACGAATCAGTGTATTCCAAGAATAAGAAAGGGGGCAATAGCCCCCTTCTTTGTTTTACAGCCTAACTGTATTACTTCTTAGGCTTTCTGTATTCAGCCGTTGAGATACCTTGAGTTCCTCCTTCTACCTTCTTGTAGAACGCAGGTACTGCCATAGCCTTAGTGTACTGCTCAGGATTAGCCTCCATACGCTTTCTCTGGTCAATTTCATTTTGACGACGAGTAGAGTTAGCCTTTTCTTGCTGCTCCTCACGCTTCTTCTGCTTGTTTAATTCGTAAGCAGAAACCTGCTTCTTAGCGAGGTCTTTATCTTTTTTCTTGGCATCAATGGGACCGCCCATTTCGTATTTCCTAGCTTTCATCTTTTTAAAACTTTACACAAATATATGAATCAATGGGTCACCATTTTTCGCGGTTAGCCCAATACGCCGCGCTCATCTTACCCTTGGCGATATTCTTAGCGTGACGTGCCTTAAAGCTGGCACGCTTCTTAGCACGTGCAGCCGTTGGGTTGCTCTCGGTGACCGTATCGGCACCCTGCTCTCCGAAGCGTATAAGCTTTGTCTTGTTACCATCCTTGGCTAGGACGATATGCGACTTCTTAGGATTCGATGGTGTGCTCTTGGGCTTATTAACGCCGGCTAGGCCGTGCTTCTTAATAAGGTTCTTAACTCTTTCTTCCATCACTGCTCAAATAATACGAAGAATACAAATCTGCCCCATAAATATATAGCGACTCCAGTACGCCACTGGTCGTTTACCTTATCAACGGCAGCCTTAGGCTCTAAAAGGGCTTTGCGTAAGGTCTCTGTGGTTCTGATGTTCTCAGTAGCAAGAGAGTCGGCAACAGACTTCATACCACGATAGTCTACGCTTAAAGAGTCAATCTCTTTCTTTAGCCTGACAAACTTGCTGTTCATCGCCGCTGCTTGAGACAACTTAAGCACGACTACCGTATCACTCCCCTCCACCCGTTGAATCGGGTAGGATTGCGAGTACGTCAAATGGCACAGCAGTAGGCTGCACATTAATAGCAACGATTTCATCTTGCATTATTTTAACTTGTTCAATAAGGGCTACTTTCTCTTCCTCTAAGGTTGTGATGGTGGCCTTCATTTCTTTTACTTCAGCAACAATTAGATTGTCTGCATTCCTTGATACAGATGCAGCTTTTTGCATTGTCTTGTTAGACTTCTCAATCATTAGGTCAATCTCGCTGACCTCTACCATCTTCGGCTTTTGAGCATTTAAAATCCCCACAACAATTAAAACGATTAGCAAAACGATTGCTGCCTTGATGGTATTGCTTTTCATCGTGTTTGAATTAACATTTCGTTTTTAGCGCTTGTGTAGGCCAATGCTGAATCTAACTTCCTTACGTGCTCTGTGTACTTCTCTACCTTAACCTCAAGCTCGCCCACTCTTGTATGACAACGCTCATCGGTTGTAGAGTTGCTCATCTTCTGGTCAACGTATAGATATCCTACGGCTGCAAGTGCAATAAACGCAATGGCTGCGGTAGGGTTCTTTTGGAACTGCTCGAAGTTAACAGGCATTTTCATTTTTTAGAGAACTTTTCTATTGCTGTTCCGAAGAACATAGCGATGGTAATGTATTCAACGGCTTCAACAAGCTCTTTGCTTGGTGCTATATCCTGATGAGAGAAGCTATTAGCTATCAGGGTTCCGAACAGCACTAATGCTCCTAAGATGCCAATTACTCTCTTAGACGACACTTCGTCGCCTACTCCAACTAGTTTAGTTACCCACTCTTTCATAAATACAAAAGTATGACAAAAAAGAAGGCCCCACGAGGGGGCCATACTACACTTTAAGGGTGTTATTTTACTCTCTATGAGGCAGTTACGGTGGCTTCCTGCTCCTGGATGGTGAACTCACCGGTCTCAAGATTTAGGCTTCCGTGGCCGTGCTCCTCAGCGAGCTCCTTCATAATAACTTGAATCTCCTCACCGCTTGCACGCAGTTCAGTGACTAAGGCTTCCTGACGTGCGGCGAGGTCTTTCTCGCTTACGTACAGAGCCCCAAGCTCCATTTGGATTTGCTGTTGTTTGGCGCGTACTTCACGTGCCTTAGTTAGTTGGTCTTCAGAAATCTGGGCCATAATAAAATAGAATTAAAATTAAAAAAAAGAAAGGACTAGCAGTCTACCGAATCTTCGTATCCTGGCTGAGCCTTTAGGTACTCGTATGCCTGGACGATGATGTCGGCGGCTTCGGCGCTAACGATAGCTTCGAAGTTAAGGTGCGTGCGATAGATAGGCTCAGAGTGATTCTCACGAGTCTCTTCAGTCGCGTAGGTAGCCACCTCGATGTGGCAGAAGTTCTTCTTTACCCAAGTCTCTGTGGGAGGCGTAGGCATAGTTGGTACGGGTACACCGTCAGCATCTACGCTAGCGGCAACAGGTGCCGCGTAGATGAATGTTTTCTGGTCGGTTGACTCGTATGTTAGACGAGTGATTTTATGATATGCTTCGGAGAAAGTCATCCCGAATTTATCTACAGTTGCGATTACAGCCATTTTGATTACTAATTAGTTATACAAATATACAAAAAGATTAGCAACCACGAACAGCATCTATCTTACCACCGTTTCTTATTTCATATACTGATGCTCCATATTTATACCATAGGCCACCTCCGTCAAAAGGACTAGTTAATGCAGCATCATTGTATAGATACACATTTACCGCTAATGACGTAGATGACGAATATAGAGTTAAAGGATTCGATGCATCAGAGCAGGCCTCAGCGAAATTTCCAAAACCCCCTGCGTCTCCTTGATAGAACTGGTATTCAGTTGCGGCGGAGAAACCATAGAACTCACTCATAGCATCAGGAGAAGAAAAATTAGCCAATGCCGATAGCGCACGCAACGAGCTGTTTGCCTGTGCTTGACCTAATTCTGTCCTGATGTTATCTATGCTTATTGCACCACTACTTTGTAACATAATACGACCATTTATATCCGAATGCGTGATTATACTTTATATACGTCATTTTACCAGACCTATTCTTTCTCCATCTTCCGCCATCAATAAAATTTTTTATTTCAGAACCAGAATTTCCCTTTTTGCCAAGAGACCTACAGGCTGCCGCTAGAGATTTATGTGTTGCTATGAGTTTCCAATCCATATCATACTGACAAACAGCCTTTGGGCTGTGTCCAGGGCGACCAGTTGACGATATACCTATGGCTTTACGATGTGATTCACTCTTTGGTTGAAATGCTGCAGCGTGAAATCTTTTTTTACTATCCTCGCTAATACAGTGGTACGTGTTTCCACCCTGACCTTCCTCATTCGTTAGGTTTGCAAATTTATCTGATTCAATCACACGAAGCTTTTCTGACACTTTTTTTGCATAGAAAGAGAATCTCTCTTTATTGTCATCAACATATATGACCATAGTTAAGATGTCGTTCTTATTATACTTGTGCTTTCTCAAATGTCTCATCCAAACGGTCCCGCTTCCAGTGTAGGTATATGGGTCAGTAATTGTTTTACCTAAATACATAAGACCACTAGGTGTTTCTTTTATGTATAAAGAAATAGACATTACCCTAGTTTCTTTTCAAGTTCCTCTACACGAGCTGCAAGCTCCTTGTTGGCCTCAATCAAAAGGCCGATGAGCTTTTCGTAACGCACGGCTAGGTAGCCTGTATCGTTAGTCCTAACGGCGGTGGGCATAACGGCTAACACCTGCTGTGCTATGATACCCGTATCACGTCCTTCGTGTCCGTGTGCTTCCTTATGTTCGGGCTTCCAGTCGAACTCTACACCTGTTAGTGACTTCACTTTGTCAAGTGCGTTCGCTATGGGTGTGATGTTTTCCTTTAGGCGCTCGTCTGATGAGTTGAATGCTACAATGTCGTTGGATGCGTCAATACGTCCAGCGGTTGCCGATGGTGCGAAGTTTACACCGAGTGCCACTGCGTTTACATATACCTTCTTGTTGAGGTTTATCTGGTCAACTGCACCTGCGGCTATTACTAGCTGGTTAGATGAGTTGGTGAACATCGCACTTACAGATGAACCGCTAGTGTTGTGAATACGGTATCCTTTGGTGTTATCCGAGTGGCCGTTTACAAGTATAGTAGGAGAAGTAGTTGTATTGAATGTTACGTTATCCGTAGTACGAACGTATTGGTTCATATTCGGTGCGTAATCATTCAAGTTCTCTGTACTCCAAAAAGTGTACGGACCAACAAAGGTTCCACCTTGAAGTCTTGAATACTGAGGCGGACTCCAGAACGGCGTAATGATGGTCTGGTTGTAGTAGTTTGAACCATTCCCGTGGTTCGAAACAAAATATCCTGCCCATCCACTATATCCAGCAAATGTTCCTGATGATTGGTAATAGGTCATATTACCATCCCCATATCCAACAATATCAAGTGATGAAGAGCGACCGGAACTTGCCGCTGAACCCGTAACACTAATTCCCCAAGTGCCAGAGTTCTTTACTACCTGAGTTCCGTTAACGTATAGTTCTTGGTTAAAGTAGAATGACTTATCTGAATATATGTGAGACCAACTTCCATTCGCTGGACCAAATTGAATGTAACCATTATCGTTTACCATCCTCATACCCCATTCTGAGTTACCAGTTATGTAGGCATTATTTGCAGAATTAGTTAGACGGAATTGCGGTGAATAGATTGCTGAAGCAGATTCAATTCCTACGTTTGAATAAATCCTACTATTCGTCCAGTTAAAATAGTTGTTCCCTCCACCGAAGTAAATAGCGTTACTTGGTCTAAAATTTATAGCATTTACATTATTAAGATTAGATGTTGCGTTTGGGTCTAAGTAATATCCAGTGTCAGCAGTGTCATAGAAGATTGGGGCGTACATCGCTACATCACTTTCCCAAGAGCCATTATCATTACAGTAAGAACCCCAGCTACTCGCTTGATTCAAGAAACCAATTCTGTTGGAATTACAATGGATTATACGGGAACCTTCGTCCCCATCGTTCATAATGATGTTTGAAGAGGCCGCACCAGCAGCGTTGATTGTTAAATCTGTCCCGTAAATAAAAGAATTTCTCGAGGAGTCAGTTCTGAGACTCCAGTCACCTCCATTGTTTAGGAAACCAATGTTATTGCTAGTATCAGCATAGACATATCCACGAAGTGTACTCTGATGATTGCTTCTGAACTGTAGTTGAACAACGCCTCCAGAACCAGTTACCACAAAACCTTCAGCAGAATTTGAATAGAAGTGAGTTCCGTATGACTCATTGTACATACCCTGAGCACCATAGTTTCTGAGCCATCCACCAGTGTAGATGTTAGCCCATCTGTATGAACCACTACCAAGTGAATTCTCGTTGTCATTATATGGAGTTACATCTACGGAATCAAACGCATATCTTCCCGGGCTATTAAAGTAAATACCAGTTGAATTACCACTATTTTCGAAATAAACCCAACCATTGTTATTGTATGGCCCGATACCTAGATAGTTTGTTGATGAACCATATATCCTTAAATACCCCTGAGCATCAAATGACCTAATAAGTGTTGAACTAGTTCCTATTGAAATACCAGAATCCGTAAACGTGGCAGAGACTGTCCCGGTTGCGCCCTTAACTCTAAAACCAGTGCCATTGTAGTATACAAGCTCCTCCCAGTCGTCGGCAGCATTCCATAGGTAATGGTTGTTGTCTCCGTTGGTTCTTAGGTACAGCTTATTGTCGTTAAGACCGGTGCTGCTGGTCATATTACCGTATGGCACGGCGTAAGTCCCGATATTCTTATCGTCCACTACTAATCTCCAGTCTCCCCAAGTGCCGGAATTCTTACCTCTGATTGCAATCTGGCCTGACCTGAAGTCTCCGTAAATTTGGTGAATCCAAGAACTACTGTACGCTGATGAGTATAGTCCCCCATCTGTCTGTCCGAATAAAGAAACAGAAGTATTGTAACCTATCTGGTTTTGGGTTACGTTATCAGGATTTATTGGAGCTCCTGAATTGTTTATGGTTAACCCATCAACAGAACCAGCAGAGCCTGCGGTACCTGCGCTTCCGGCACTTGTAGCATAAGTAGCTGTCGCAGCGTTACCTGATATATTAGTCTGGTCACCTGTGTTTGTACCAGATAAATTACTTCCAGTTACAGTTCCTGTAACATATAAATTATTTAATACTCTAACGTGGTTATCTCCATTACCTACTGAAAAGATTTCAGTACCCCACGTTTCAGTGTTATAGAATCGAATTCCATTATATTGTGATTGTGCTCCTATTTTAATACCAGTGTGAAACCCAATGCACAAGTCTGGGTAAGGATGGGTCCAACTGCCACCTTGTTGGTAGATACCATAGTTGCTTCCGCTATTCCCATTTCCAGAATCTCCCCCTTCTCCAGTAAAAGTTATGACCTTAAATCTTGTAGAGGTGTCTGCCGCAAGATTACTTGCCGTTGTTGCAGTGGTTGCAGTATTGGCATTACCTGTAATACTTATACCCCAAGTACCGGATGCCCCTGTGCCCGTTAGAGTAGGTGCGTATGAGTTGTAGTTGTTGTCGTGCAATAATCTCCTCCAGCTAGACCAAGCATTCCTCTGGTGGTTTGCCTCATTTCTAACATACAATTCAACGTCAGCACCA